AGCACGAACTTCTTCGGCGAAAGACTTGGCGTCAATTCGCGAAATTGGTAATGAGTCAGGGCCGATTAGGTCATCTGCCGACTTTGGTTCCTCTGGTACTGCACCAACTTTTATAATCGGTGTAGTGGGTGCGGGTACATCATCACGACCAGTTGGCTTAAATCCTTCAACCATGGCTTCCGTAATAAGGTCCATGTCATCAGCGGGTAGCCACACGGTTCGTTCGCCGTTCGTGAATTCTCTGCGCGGCTTTGCACTGGCAAGTCCACGGACTACGGATGAGCCGCTTAGCATTTCTCGCAGTGATTCCAACTCCCTTTCACGCTCAATCATGCCTCGTCCGTCGCGGACAGTGGGCCTAGAAATTGCTTCGTTAAGGAGCGACATGTCATCAAGTAATGACATACCTTGATTTATTGCAGACCTTAAAAGTCGGCTTGCCATTCCTTCGGTGATGTCAAAACAGTTTGAGCCAGATGAGTCGGTGAATTGGTTGGCAGCAGGAACACCAGGAGGGCAACGCAACTTTCCAGCAGAGTCCTGCCAAAGGCCAAGGGCGGAAGCCGCTCTTGTTGCTATTTCTCCGCCAGGAACTAATTGACCAATCGTTCGTCCGAGAGACTTTGTATTAAACTCGCCAGTTCGCGGATTGCGCACAACATCTGAGTATGTAACGCTGACTCCATTTTTCTTTTTCTCGCTGGCCTGAAACATTCGGGCATTTGTCTGGCTCGGCTTTAGTTCCTTGATGGGGTCTATCCAGCCAAAGTTTGGGTGCTCGTCGCTTCCAGTCCGTCCCCACTGTGCAATCCAGGGAATAAAAATTTGCCCTGTTTTCTTTTTCGCATTAGGGTCAAAAACCGCAAGGCCAAATCTCTTGTTCGGTCCTTTGCCCTTTTTGCGCTTTTCTTTATTGTCGGCTGATGGCGGCTTCTTGCCAGTATTTTTTCCTAACGCTTTGACTGACAGTTCAGCGTCAAATGATTTTGAGACAATCTCTTTTTTGGATGCGAGAAATTCAAGGGCGCGTTCGTCTGCTGATTTTGGCGGCGCAAACTTCTTGCTTACAAGCATGCGTGTAAGGCGAAGTGATTTACCCGTCATGACGGGCTCCAATTTCTAGAATCTGTTTTTGATTCTTTTTAGAGGTTATTGTCTTCTTCGGCATTGAGCAATTCAAACTCAAGCAGTGATGCCATGAAACTGTTGTCAGCGACTTCAATGCTGTCGTCATCTTTCTTGCTCATTTCTGCGCCGCCAGCAACCCAGTTCGCTGGAATCATGCTTTCAGCACCAAGTTCTTTTGCGCGCTTCATGATGTGACGCTTTGCGGCTTCCTTGTCCTTCGCGCGACCGTATGCTGAAATGGCATTTTGCAAATCACCCTTGCTTGCGATTGGGTATGAACCATCTGGCAGTGCATTTCCTTCTTTTGCCATCGCATTGCGCTGGTCTTCCGTGAATGCACGCTTGAGAGCAATCTCTGCTGCTTCTGCCTCAATGTCTTCCGCTTCTTCTGGCTCGTACTTGTCGTAACCAAGAACTTCGCCATCAAGAGCAACGAATACATCGTATGACTTGCCATCAATGCCGTCAATTTCAACAGCGTATGCGTCGTAGCCTTCAAACACATCTGGCTCTACTGCAACTACGCTTCCCTCAATTGACTTAACCGCAATCTCTGCTGCTTCGTTGAAGTCAATGAGCATCATTTCGTCAAGGAGTGACTTTTGCTCAAATGCATCTTGGTCAAGTTTGTGCCAACCAAGAACTTCGCCGTTTGTTCCATCAACGAAAACTTCTACTGCACGACCATCTTTTGCTTGAACATCAACAACAAACATGTCTGCTTCTGCCGAGTAGCCAGAGTCAAGAACTTTTCCTTCAAACATGTCTTCTGCAAGACCTTCAACATGAAGCAGCCCTGGCATTCCTTTTTCAGAAACGCAACCACCTGGGCAGTCATCGCATACACCAGTTCCGCCTGGGTAAACCTTGCGGTCAACGGCGCAAAGGTATCCAGTGCGACCAACATCTGCAGACTTCATCCCCATTGAGGCGAGACGGCGAGTGCGCATTTCTTCCATGTCGTTTGATGCTGGCATCTCTTCTTCGTCTTCTTCGTCTTCTTCTTCCTCTTCTTCAGCCATTGCCATAACAGGCTTCTTCTTTGGCGCTGGAGCAGGCATTTCCTCGTCTGAAGAAATGTCCTCGGTCATCTCCTCTTCTGGCATTTCTTCTTCGTCTTCTTCCATCATTGCCTTCATTTGAACAGGCATTGCTCCACACTTGCCGCAAACTTTTGCGCCAGGAGTGAATCCACACTCATCGCCACCAAGAGATTTAGCGCACTTGAGCACCGAACCGTCAGCATCAATCTTCACTACTGCTTTATCGCCGTACTCGCCCATTTTACTAACTCCTTAGAAGTGTTGCCGCAGAAAGAAATGTAGTCGCTGACGCGACAACACCACTTACCTCGTTATATGAAAATTTCTATTTGACAAATTATACTTCACCGCGTGTTATATGGCGGAACTATCGCTTTAATCGCGATTTCTTGTCAAACTAGTTTCTTTTTGGTTTTTCTGCCGATGGGGTTGCTTTTTCTATAAATGTAGACATTGACGATTGTGCAATCTTCTCCAGAAGTTCAGCAAAAATCTCTCCTCGTGAACCGCCTTTTTCAATCTGTCGGTCAAGAACGGTCATTACGGCGTCAAGGATTGAGTCCGCTTCGCTTTGAGTGACATTCAGTGTTCCAACATTGGTTCTGCGAGAGCCAGTTTTTCCAGACTCTTGACGCTTGAGCAATGTGGACAATCTGGTGAGAGCGTCCGATGTTGCCTTGTCTTTTGCTTCTCGTATTTCTTTTGGAAGCGAGTCTTCAATTTTTTTCCACCATGTTGCTTCGGCGATGATTTCAGTGCGTGGTTCAACCTTGCCCCTGTCGGAACGCAGACCGCCTGGGGTCCTATTTGCACGAACCATGCCAGCGCCAGAAGTCTTGCGGCGTGAACGAGCATCTTGATAAGAGCGAGCAAACTTGAGCGAGTTTTCAAACTTGCCTGGTAAATCTGTTTCATCAAAACCACGAACGCGAGCAGATACGGCTCGCTCGGAAAGGTCTAATTCTCCCTCGTCGCCCCTGTCGGCCGACGATGCACGGCGTGCCAGCATCTTGTCTAGAGCCTCATTGACGGTCGTGAAATAACTCCTGAACTTTCCAGCAGCACTAGAAATCTTGTCTGGCTTTGCCTCTTGGCCTTCTTCCTCTGCCTTTGGCTTCTTTGGCTTTGGACCATACGAAGTATTCAATTCCTTGAGGAGTTTTGCAATTGCGTCTTGCGCGTCATTTATTGCTTCTTCGGTTGCTCCATCGCCAAGAGCGTTATCAATTTCGGAGAGAGTTCCGTCCACTAGTTCGGCGACATCATTCTTTCCAGTTTCGTTAAGTTTTGCATTGGTGGCGCGAAGGCGTTCGGTCAATTTGCCAATCACCCCAGCCTCGTAGGCGTCAACTTCTTCCTTTTCGTCATCGGTAAGGGAAGCGTAATTTTTGCGCAATAAAGCCTGGTCTATGGTGAGTTCGTCGTCGCTTTGTGCCGATGGCTTCGGTTCTGGCTTTGCTGATGGCTTCGGTTCTGGTTTTGCTTCTGGCTTCGGTGAAGGTGCCGATGCGGCGCGACCAGCAGCCCGTTGACGCGCTTGAGCCCTGCGGTCACGCCTATCCATTTCCTCGTAAACTTGTGCAAGAATCCTGTCCCTATCTCGCGCTGCCAATTTTGCCGTAGATGATGATGTGGCAAGCCAATTCTCTTTATCCTCAAGAGACATTAAGTCCCAACCCTCTGGCTTTACTTTTTCAAACGAGTACCCAGCAAAATTCTGCTGGCCCTCTTTCTTCGGAGCAGCAGCACCAGTTGGCCTGCCAGCGCGACTACGCGCGTTGTTCTGACCAAACGCTCCAGTGGTTTTCATTTCATTTAATGCGTCGTCAAGGAATTTATCAACGGACTCTCCGTTTGCTTTTCGCTTTCCTATCTCTTCAAGCGCTGAGTCAAGCATGCTTGGCGAAATGTTTGGGTCGCCAATGTACTTGCGGCGTTCAATCTCATCAAGAAGGTTCTTCAATGGTCCTTCTGATTCGCTCCCAGAAAGTTTTTTAATTCCATCAAGCATTTTTGATGCTTGCGTGCGAGTTAGGCGAACATTCAACTTCGTTTCAGCGTCTGGAACGGTATTTGGTTTTCTAGATTGAAGCCCAGTTGCGAATGATGGCTTTGCTGGTGCTGGCATTTCACGCCAAGTTCCATCAAAAATCATGCCGTCGCCATCAACATCGCGACGCTTTTTCGGGTCTAGGACTCCGTCTATCTGGGTGAGAGCGCGCGTTGCGCGCCTACCTTTTTTTGGACCACCAGGCCCTATTCTGCGCCCGATACGCCCAAGCAAAGACTTAGTTGCAGTCTCAATTGCCTGATATGCGTCAAGGTCAATGTCTGATGTGATTAAGATTCCGTTTTCCGTGACAAGCGTTTCAACTTGATGGTATTCAAAAACTGGGTCAAGGAGTTGCTTTGTCTCAAAAGCGTGTTCTGGAGCGCATTCAATCAGGAGTTCAGATTTCTCATTTGTCTCAACGCCAATGATTTCTTGAAGAGTTCGTACTACTGAGTTGAGTTTTTCAATTGCATCAGACTTGATTGACATCTTTTCATCGCTATCAATCTTTTCAAGCAGCATGTCAATTTCATCTTCAAGTGATTTTTCGGTACCCTTCGGCCTTACTGCTCCGAATACCAAACTTGCATCACCCATTGGGGGCGGAGACGCATACTGCATTGCTGGAGATGGGATATTTGGCTTTCCACTAACTCCTGGAATTGATGTCGGGCCAGACAGATTTGGCTTTGGTCCAACACTTGGAATCACGGTGACTGGCTTCTGACCCATTGGCTCTGGCTTGCCGAACATGAATTGTTCGCCGTCAAAGTAGTAACTGAGTCTGAATAATCCACGACCTGGTTTCATGAAGACGACAGATGACTCTGTTGCTTTAAGAACATGAATAGGTCCGCCAGTTCGGCTAACCAGTTCTTGTTGAAGTCCTGCACGGCGGTCATCCGATAGTGGTTGCGCAATGCCCATAGCAAATGGGTCACGCGGACCTTCTTCTTCTGGTCGTGCAATAACAATCGTGCTAGGCATCCCCATGCCGCCCATCATGTGCATCTTTTCTTCATCGCTCTTGACAGAGATTGTTCCAGTCAACTGGTTTGCACCGTGAAGAACTGGCGATACTTCGTAGAGTTCAACCTCTCTTAGGAGATTTGCTTGGCGAGTGTTGTCAAAAATTGCATCAAGGGTCTTATACCCAATTGACCATTCTTGTTCAACTCCGAAAAATGCAACATTGGCAAAAGCCTCCCGTCCTTTTTCTGAGTTAAGATTGAATTGGACTTTTGCGAACAAGCCACCAATTCCAGCCATTTTCATTTTTGCTGGGAGACGCGGGTCGCTAGATGGGACTTCGTAAATCTCCAGAACTTTGCCGATTGGGTCATTCCAGTTGTGGCCCCAAACAACGCGCGGCTTACGGCGCATAAGGCTCTTGGTGAATGCTCCCGAAAGAACGATGTCGCCAACTGAGTCCTTATTACCAATTCCAGCAACGAAACATTCAACAATTCCTTCTGCTTGGTCAATGTTTACCTGACCAGAGTTTGCTTTGAATTGAATTTCGTTGTACATGATGCCGTCCTTGCGTACTAACGATAATAAACGACAGACAGCACAGATTGACGCAAGTATTTCTTATAGTTTCAGTAAACTAAATCAATTACTGAAATTAACTTGCAAATCCCCACGCGCGTCGCGCTTCTGCTTCCGAAACCTCGTATTTAGTCTTGGCCATCAAGTTAGTGAAAATCCCAACACATGAAGCCCTAAACACAGTGCTGCGGTTGTCCTCGTTAGGAACTGGCAGTGCTGACATGTATGCGGAAACAAGTTGCTCATGCGTTTCTTGGTTGACACTCTTGAAACGAGCAATATGTGAATCAATTTGAGAAACAACATCAACCTTGTTCAGCGACTTCTTGGAAGTTTCTTGGGAATCTTGAATAATTGTCGCAATTACTGGACGAATGTCTTCTTCCATCTGCTTATCCCATGTCTCAACAGAGAAGATTGACTCAATATCTAGAGTTCCAGCGGCAAGAGCCTTCTTTGATTTTATGCCGTTAACTTTTTCCATTGTCACTCGTTGCTGGCGCTCAATCACTCGTTCAAAACTGCGACCAAGGATTTCTTTCCATCTTTCAAGTTCAATGTTTTCTTGTTTTGTCTCAATCCCACCAAATGGTTCGGCCGACGCGACTGCCCCTGGCGGCGGAGCCATTCCCGTCTCTGGGGCCGCTCCTGCTGGAGTGCCCTGTGCTGCTGCGAGAGAACCAGCCATGGTATTTGGGTCAAGCGGACTTGCCATGCTCCCGTCTGGTGCGACTTCAATCCCAGGGGCTCCTGGTGCGCCTGGTGGCATTCCTGGCATTTCTGGCGGCATCCCTGGAGCGCCTGGTGGCATTCCTGGCATTCCTGGCATTGCGCCTTGTGCTGCTTGTTCCATTTCTTTTTCGGTGTTGGCGATTGGTGTCAGGTTCGGATTCATCAAAAGAGAATCTGCCAAATCACTCTTCACCGTCTTCATTCCAGTTGAGGAGCGATATTCATTTGCGCTCAGCAAACCAGCATTGAATTCATCAAGATGGTAACGCGAGCGTTCTTGTTTATAAAGAATCAAAATTGGAACATTTGATGTATCAAAGTCAACATAGTTCACTTCATCCAATTCGTCCAAAGCACGACCAAGCAAGTCCAGGTGCGGGAGCATTGTCTCGTTCCAGAAAACGCGATGTTCTTCTGCTGCGTTACTGAAAGTCCTGCCAGAAGCATTTCCAATTACTGATTCTGGAACACCAAACGCTGCAAGAATTTCTTCTTTTTGAATTTGTCGCATCTGAACATAGGCGGCATCTCGTGGGTTGGCTGATGTGTCAACATAGTCAACACCATCGTCTGCGGAAATAACAGTCGTTGAGCCGACTCTCGTCAAGTTGCCTCTGAATCTATTGCGCAATTCATCTTTATCGTCATCGTCAATTTCGCCCTTAACGACAAGGATTCCGCCAGGACGACCGTCATTCAAGAGGTAGTTCCTGTTATAAACTTTTGCCAAGTTCTCAATCTCAATCGCTACGCCAGCAGATTCCATTGGTGTTAGCGACAGGTATGGGTCAAGCGGGTGAGGACGACGAACCCAACATACATCTTCTGGCTTAAGAATTATCTTGTCGCCTTGAGGCATCGTTACTTCATAACCAGAAACGAATCGGCGTGGGTCTGGAATTGGCGATGTGTGCTGTGGTGGAAGCAGGTTGAGTCCAATAATTCGCCCGTCGCGTCCTCTCACCTTTTCAATAAATGCACCGCGCGTGCTGAGCATCAATTGCGAAGAAAGTCTGTATCGGAAAATAAAAGAGTTTTCACCAATGTTTGACTTTGTATTCAAAATTTCCAAGAGCGGAGAGCGAAGCGCACGGCGACCCGTAAGGATTTCACCATCCCTGGAATTGTCTTTGCGCAAAATGATTGGAAGTCGTGCTTGGTTCCCAGCAATAGCATCAATACACCTTGAAACCCAAGTGACCTTCTGCATGCCCTCGCGGTATGCGCGCTCAATATCCCACATGTCGTGGTATGCCTTGCCAGCAAGGCCAGGGTTCATAGCAATAGGGGCGCCAGGGCCTAATGCCTTGCCGCTGGGCGCAGACGCGCTCTTATTAGATGATGAGTTCCACGCCATAATTTTTACTCAGCGCCCAATATGTATCCAAATATGCCGCATGTCAAACCTGCTACCAGGAATCCGATTGGTGGTGCTATGAGAAATCCTCCAATCGCTGTAAATAGTATAAATGATGCCATCAGTAAATTCGCGAAGGTTGGTCTGGTTAACTTTGAACCAATTGCCTTGAATATTTTTTTCATCGTGTACAACCTAGCGCACAATTGTGACATACGATAGAACTTGTTGGAGACGAATGTGACTAATTGGGCGAAAGTTTTAGAGTATTTGCAACCGAAGGAGCCCCTCTATGTACCAGAGGCTCCGTCAATAAATCAACGAGTTTTCCTAAGAACTTACTCACTTGAGGCGTTATTCGGTGGTGCTGCTGGCGGTGGAAAGTCTTCAGCCCTTCTTATGTCTGCACTTCAATATGTGGATGTGCCCAATTATTCTGCGATTCTCTTCCGCCGCACATTTGCTGACTTGTCGCTCCCTGGAGCACTCATGGACCGCTTCAAGACATGGGTGAGTCCACACGACGACATCCACTGGAATAACAACAGTTTCGTTGCAACATTCCCATCTGGAGCAAGAATCTCATTTGGTTATCTGAACAACACTGGCGACTATCTCCGTTACAAAGGTTCGGAATTCCAGTTCATTGGAATGGACGAGGTTACGGAAATCCGAGAAAACGACTACAGGTACATGTTTTCCCGTCTTCGCCGTCCGAATAGTGGACCATTGTCCGAGGTCCCACTACGAATGAGGTGCGCATCCAACCCTGCTCCGAACTGGGTTCGTCAAAGATTTATCGTTGAAGGACAAGAAAAAGGGCGAATTTTTGTTCCGTCACGACTTACGGACAACCCTGGAATTGACGCCATCTCATACCGTCAGGCGCTATCGGCCCTTGACCCTGTTGAGCGACGCCGTCTTGAAGAGGGCGACTGGTGGTCAACGACTCTCGGAAGCATGTTTGAGCGAACATCAATAGTTATTATTGATAATGAAGAAATACCGCCAATTACATCTTCGGCAAGAGTTGTAAGATTTTGGGACCTTGCAGCGACAGAGCCAAATGCCGCGACACCAGACCCAGACTGGACGGTCGGAACATTGATGATGTTTGACCAAGGAATCGCATACATCCTTGATGTGAAAAAAGCCCGCGTTAAGAACGAAAAGGTTGAACAGTTCATTGCCCAGACCGCCTATGAAGATGGGAAATTAGTGCCAATCCGAATGGAGCAGGAGCCAGGCTCATCTGGCAAAGCCCTCATGGACCAGTACGCCAGATATGTGGTTCCAGGCTACGACTTCGGTGCGGTTCGCTCCACGGGTGACAAGGTGACTAGGGCTAGACCTTTTGCGGCAGCCGTTGCCAACGGGAATGTCAGGGTCGTGCGTGGAGCATGGCTGAGCGACTGGATGGACGAACTTTCGTCATTCCCAGAATCCACCAACCACGACGACCAAGTTGACTCCGCCGTGGGAGCATTTACACATTTGACAGGGTTGGGGTTGCCACAGAGGAAAAGAGTCAGTATCGTCATCTAGGTAATTATTACTAATACCTTAAGCGAGGACATATATGACTATCAAATCATTGGAGGATTTTGCTTCAGCATTATCCAACTTGAACAAAGAACTCACTGAGTACATTGACTCAAACCCAGACATTGACGAAGCGGCAGAGGGTCTTGCAAAATTAAACTTTGCAAAGCGTGAACTTTCTGTTATCTACGATTCGTTTGCGTACGGTGTTGGAAACCTCATGGGTTCTAGCGGAATGATTGAGACCGCAAGCGGAATCACAATTGAAAAGAAAACAGCCGCCGACAGAAAGAAGTGGCGTCACCCTGAACTCGCAACTCGCGTTGCTGAGCGTCTGTCTGAAATGTCGGTTGACATGGACACTGGTGAAGTCGTTATGAGCGCGCAGGATATGGTTGTCAAATTGCTTGACTACGCGGCAGTTTCTTATTGGCGAGTTGGGAAACTCGGCGAAATTGGAGTTAACCCTGATTCGTACTGCGAGCAGGGCGATTACAAAACCAGCATCATCATCAGGGAGGCAAAGTAATGAACGAAATTTACCCACAACTAACAGAACCATTCCCTCGGGAAATGGAAAAGATTCTCAACAAGGGTGGCGCCGCTCTTACATACATTCCAGTCAGTGAAGTAATCACACGCTTGAACAAAGTGCTTGGGGTGGATAAGTGGTCTTTCAAGATTGTTCGTTGTGAACGCGACGCATCAGACCCAGATTTCGTTGTTGCCCATGTGCGCCTTGAGTGGACTCCAACATTTGGAGAAGATTTTAACATCGTCACTCGCGATGGATTCGGTGGACAAAAAATTAAGCGCACTAAGGCTGGCGGAATAGTTGACCTTGGCGATGAATTCAAAGGGGCGATATCTGACGCTCTGAAGAAAGCGGCGCAAACTCTTGGCGTTGGTCTCTATCTTGCGCGCAGTGAAGACGCAATTGAGATTGAGCAAGTAATTGATGCGTCAAATGCTCCGCTTTCAGACCATGAGCAACGCTGGGAGGATTTTAAGGATGCTTCCAAAAAGTTGACTAAAGATGAGCGAGATAGTCTTGGTGAATACTGGAAGCAACAGTATGGCGACAAGCCAAAGCCAACTAGCGCAAAAGATGCAACACAAGAAATTCTTGACTTCCTCTACACGAAATTAGCCCAAATCAAATTGAAGGGCGAAGTAGTTGAATCTGGAAAATAAAGACCTAAAACCACCACCGCATCTTTCCCCGTCATCTTTGGCGACCTTTGAGCAATGTCCGTTGAAGTTCAAGTACGGAAAAATAGACAACATTCCAGATGAATCTGGCAAAGAAGCATTGATGGGCAATTTTGTCCATGATGTTTTGGAGTTGTTTTACAAATTGCCACCTGCTGACAGAACACTTCAGGCTGCTAGATATTTGGCTGCTGAGTGCTGGAACAAGGAGTGGGGCGACAAGATTGCGGTTGTTGTTCGCCGTGCTGACGAAATAAAAAAGATTCGTTGGCAATCATGGTTTTGTATTGAGAATCTATGGCTCATTGAAGACCCATCAAAAGTCGTTCCTGCTGGGATTGAGCACGAACTGAACGACTCTCTTGGTGGAGTAACGCTGAAAGGTTTTATTGACAGATTCAGCAATGACGCCGATGGTGGGTTAGTGATTTCTGACTACAAAACTGGCAGAACACCAAATAAGAATTGGGTTTCTGGCAAGTTTGAGCAGTTGCGAATTTATGCTGCTCTGATGAATTTGACCTCTTTATTCAAGGCATCACAACTTGAATTGCTGTACCTAAAAGATGGCGTTAAATTCACTGAACAAGTAACGGAGGAATCACTCAAAAATACAGTTGACAGAGTTGTAGGAATCAAAGAAAAAATTGATGAACGCTGTACCAGTGGTTCTTTTGAACCAATAAAATCAAAACTGTGCGATTATTGTTCTTACAAATCAATTTGTCCAGCATGGAGTAGAAAGTAATTTATTTATGAGTTCATTGCTAAACGACGATGCATTTGCGCGCCTCGTGTCAGAGGATGTAAAAAATAAAATCTCTGCGCAACAACGCAAAATTTTGTTGGAGTCCAGAAATTGGGCTAGATGGCAAAAGGCGCTCTTGCTTCTAATTGACAACCTGCAGTCTCAGATTGACGACATTGATTCTGATGCCGAAGCAGATAAAGAACGGTACGAAGCGCTCGGTGAAGATGGTGTCGTTTTGGCTCAAGAAGCAGAACTTGCTTATTCTTTGCGTAAAACAAAAATTGAACGGTTTATGTTTCATGTCAACAGACGACTTGACGAGGTGACGAAACTTATTGATACTGGCAGCGACGACCACATTCAAGCGATGGTCCAAAACGATGCTGCTCAAGCAGAATTTTTTCGGAAAGCAATCATGAAACACAAAGACCTTTTGTACGAATACGACCTTGAAGAAACAGCAATAGACAGGGCGCTATGGGACGCGCTAGATAATCGCTGGACATTTGAATCAATTGACGGAATCTAGTGATTAGAAAGCGGAGCAAAAAGAAGGAAGCGGAGTACGAACTTCGCCGACCATTAGTTAAGGCTTTGCTAGAAAAGTATCCATACTGTCAAGCATGCAAAGTGTTTGCCACATATGACGAAAAAACTTTGTTTAATCAAAATCGTTCTGTTGACATACATGAGTTAGTGCGTCGTTCGCAGGGCGGTTCAATACTTGACGAAGATAATTTACTTGCGGTTTGCAGGCCCTGTCATAACAGGATAGGAAATTATCCACAACTTGCTTTTGATTTAGGACTTGCAAAGCACGGCTGGGAACGGTAGTAAACTAGTAATCCTTAGGACCGTTATAGGCGCAAGGGCAGGGTAGGGAGACTTACCCTGTCCTTGCGTCTATTATTTTTTACCCGTGTTTATTGGGTTTGCGTAGTAGTCTGGCCCCATGAGCGATTTAAGATTCATGGGAATTGACCTGTCCCTTACATCTACTGGCGTGTGCATTGGCGGAGAGTACATGGCAATCGCGTCAAAGCAAAGAGGGACAGCGCGCCTAATTGAAATTTCAGAAAAAATACTAGAAATTGCATCATCTTCTAGGCCTACGGCAATTCTTGTGGAGGGGTATTCATTTGGCTCAAAATTCAGCCGAGCACACTCAATTGGGGAACTGGGTGGGGTCGTTAAGTCTGTTTTGGTCAAGCATGGATTTCCGATTATTGATGTCCCCCCAACATGCCGTGCAAAGTTTGCAACTGGCAAGGGAAATGCTGGGAAAAAAGAAGTCTTGTTTTCTGTATTCGCAATATCTGGAATAAATTTTACTGGTCCATCCGCTGACGATATGTGTGATGCGTGGGTTCTGGAGCAAATGGTTTTGGCACGGCTTGGTGAATCTCCGTATAAATGGTCAGAAGAACAACTTTCGGCATTGAGCAAGGTAGATTGGGAACCACTATTCAGTGCACTAGAAAAAGGTAATTAACATGGCTAGAAGTGGACCCATCAGTCAAATAGAAATTGAAAACGAACTTCTCAGGTTTATGGACATGCTTGAAGAAGAGACTGAAGCCTTTGAGAAACTTGCTGAAGATGCTGCCAAAAAAGAAGCCTTGTACAACGCGAATTGGGCAAAGGAATACCTTGCCGCAAAGGGCTCAATTAAAGAGCGAGAGGCATGGGCCGACTACAAGATGAGCGATTTTGATTATGACTACAAAATTGCAGAAGCACTCGTAAAAGCAAAACGGGAAAAACTTCTATCGGTGAGAACCTCAATGGACTCGCTGCGAACACTTAATGCAAATGTGAGAGTACAGGTATGAAAAACGGAATTCACGAATCGCTCAAATCACTGGCTGTTGACATCAACAGTCTTGAACAACTTGAAGGCAATCCGCGCAAAGGCGACATTGATGCAATCGCGGCTTCGTATGAAGAATTCGGCCAGGTCAAGCCAATTGTTGCTCGCAAAAACGGTGATGGAACAATGACGGTTATTGCTGGTAATCATCAACTCCAAGCCGCTAAGCGTTTGGGCTGGGACAAGATTGCGTGCATTTTTCTTGAGGGCGATGACAAGCGCGCGATTGCTTACGCCCTTGCCGACAACAGAACCATGGAACTTGGCTACACGGATGATGACTTGCTCAACAATCTTCTCTCTACCGTCTCTGACGACTACATAACACTGTGGGACAACCTTGGCTGGGATGAATTTGAGATTGCCGCGATTGATGAGCGAGCAACAATTCGCGAAGTTGAAAATGCAACTGGTGGTGCCTATATTGCGCCAACAATCGTGAACCCACTTACGGTTAAGCAGCAGGAAGAGTACAAGGAAGAATTGCGCTCACTCGTTGAGGTTGATGAAAATGAAGATTCAAAAATAGTTGCTAATCCAAATCACGACCAAAAAGAAATCGCAATTAAAGGCGCTGCTGCTGCTATGCCAAATGCCGCTCCTCAGGCGATTGTTCAGTACACGATTGTCTTTGACACACCAGAACAACAGAGTCGCTGGTACAACTTTGTGCGTTGGCTTCGTAGCAATCCATCAATAGATGGGAATACGACAGCAGAGCGTTTAATGAATTTTATTGACGAACACTGCGAGGTCTGATGACACGCCAACGACTGTTCCTTGACATGGACTGTGTTGAAGCAGCGCGCGCCCGAATTCGGCATGTTTACGACACTTTTGACACTGTTTGTGTTCAGTTTTCTGGCGGTAAGGACTCAACAGCCGTGCTTTATCTTGCAAAAGAAGTGCATGAAGAGCGCGGTCTTGGTCCAGTAAAAGTGATTTTCCGTGATGAAGAAATGGTTAGCCCGAGAACAGTTGAATACATTGAGCGTGTCAGAAACTACGACTGGGTTGACATGGAGTGGTACTGCCTCCCGTATGGAACTGAAATTTGGGTTTTAGGACGGCGCCAGTCAGCAATCTTGTGGAGTCAAAAACGCGAACGAGAAGGAAGGCTCATCAGGCCAATGCCATCATGGGCAATCAGGGCCGAGCATTTTGGTTTAGACGCTTCAAAGCCATTACCAGAATCCGTTGACTACTACACGATGCAGGGCAAGCAGGGAAGCGTTGCTTTTATTACTGGAGTTAGGGCAAATGAGTCAATGATTCGTTATCGCTCTCTGGTGCAGAAGTTGCACGAAAACTATATTGTTACCCCTTATAAAAACAAAAAGGGGATACCGCTAAAGTTCGCAAAAGTAATTTATGACTGGCAAACGAACGATGTGTTTAAGTTTATTTCCGAAGAACACAATGCAGAATATTGCTCTTACTACGATGTCGCAGCAATCACCGATAGCAATAGTCGCGTTGGCATTCCACTCCACTCAGTTGCGATTCGCCGCATTGGTGATGTTGTCGCAACAGAGCCAGAGTTCTACGACAGGCTTGTTGAGGTATTCCCGTACATTGATGCTCAACGACTTTACTGGTCTTCGGTGGATATAGATTTGATTGTGAACAGGTATGCAAAACTCGGTTTTGATGGAGCGAGTTACTTCATTGACGACTACATGATTGGCGACCACAAAAAACGCCGTGCAAAATCCTATGTTGCCGAGTTCAGGAGAAAGCATCTTGCAGACCCAAAGTCGTACACGATTTATCAATTAATCAGGACAATGTTGATGGGCTCGCTTGGCGCTTCAGTCGCAGCAAGTCCGATAGGGCCAAAAACAAAAGTCCACACAATGCGCGAATTGGAACTTGGCGATGATGGTCAAGATATTGACGGAAATTAAAAACAGACAAGGGTGAAGGATTTTATGGAAATTGAATTAGTAGATGTATCAGTGCTCAACAAGCCAACTTGGCACGCCACGCATGTGCTTAGACCTGACCTCTTGGTCTTGTCTGGTTCTCTTGCTGACTACGGATTCATGTCCCCAATTATCGTGCAAAAATCAACAAATACGATTATTGACGGTTACCACAGATGGATGCTGGTCAAAGACAATAAGCACATGAACAAAAAATTTGATGGACTTGTTCCAGTCAGATATGTTGATTGCGATTCACTTGAAGCCAGAGCCATGCACATGCGCCTCAATCGCGGTAGGGGCGCTCTTGTAGCCCACAAGGTTTCCGACATAGTCAGGGAATTGATTGCATCTGGAGCCTATGAGGAGCAAGACTTTGACAGAATACTGTCAATGAAATATGACGAACTTGAGATTCTCATGGACGGAACAATCCTGAAACGCAAAAAAATTTCTGAGCACAAGTACTCCAGGGCGTGGGTTCCAATTGAGGCTCCTGCTGGCACTATTGACTTGCCCAGCATTGAGTCGCCTCCAAATTCGGATAGGTAAAATTCAAAACTCTCCGAAAGTGCTACAATCTGGTATCGCTTTTTTGAGGAGTTGCAATGATTTGCTATCTGGATACAGAAATTGGTGGTGACGAAAACGAAGGTCGCGACGAAGGTCGTGCTGGTACCGCTCGCCGACTCATCAACCTTGCTGGAGA